GGCGGCACGCTGGACGTCTCCAACGACTCGACTAACGTCGACGTGACCTTTCAAGGCGACGTGACCATCGGCGCCAGCGTGACATGGACAAAGGGCACCGGCGCGATCACGATCAGCGGCGGCAACACGCAGAGCGTCGACTTCGCCGGCGAGACAATCGAGGATCTGACCGTCAACAAATCGTCTGGCACGGTGAACTTCACGGAAGCCTTCACCGCTGATGCCTTTACCGGAACAAGCGGGCACATCGTCTTCTACCCATCCAAAACTTTCACGACAGCGGGGAACTTGACGCTATCTTCGGGTTGCACTTCCAATCCTAATGAAACTTCCCTGGATGTAAACGGAGACTTCTCAGCCGACGGTCAAGACTGGTCTACCGTGGTCGATACTTGGTACTTGGACGTTGCTGGCGCGTCGACCATGGCCAACTGTGACGTGAAGAACTGCGACTCTACCGCCGGCTCAGACACCACCGCCGGGCGACGCAGCGCCAACCTGGGCGGAAATAGCGGGGTAATTTTCCAGAACCCGAACATCCCCACCGCGCAGATGCTCTGCAACGTGGGCTAATGTCATGATCACCTTTCATATGAAAAAGATGTTCTTCGACTCGAAGAAGGTCGTTTCGGCCACCGACCGGGCCACGCGCCGCGTGCTGAGTCGCTTCGGGGCCTTCGTGCGTCGCACGGCGAAGGGCTCGATCCGTAAGCGGAAGAAGATATCGCAACCGGGAAACCCTCCCAGCAGCCACTCGGGGCTGCTTAAGAAGTTCATCTATTTCGGCTACGACACGGGCCGCCGCGCGGTCGTCGTGGGTGCCATGCGGTTTACGCGTCGCGGAAACGGCAAGGCGCCAGAACTGCTCGAGCACGGTGGCACGACCACGCTCACCGACCGGCGAGGCAAGAAGAAATCGGCCGACTACAACCCCCGGCCCTTCATGGGACCGGCCTTCGAGAAAGAAAGCCCCAAGCTGCCCGACATGTGGCGGGACAGCGTTTATTGAAAGAAAGGGAACTGAACCATGGGAACTATCGCATACAACCTGGGCAAAGACGCCAAGGCATTGATCGAGGGATCAACCACCGGTTACGCCAACCTGGTCGAGATGGCCACCGTGCAAAGCGGCAAGGTCGTGCTGGAGACGGCCGAGGCCGATACCACCACCCGCGAGGGCGCCGGTTGGGGATCCTCCACGCCCACGATCCGCAAGGGCACCGTGGAAATGACGTGCTTGTCGAAGGTGACCGAAGACGCTTCGCTTACCAAGCTCGAGGCGGCCGCCATCGCCGGCGACATCATCGAGGGAGCGTTCCTGACCGGTGACACTGGCGTGGCCGGCAGCCGCGGGCCCTACGGCCAGTGGATGATCTCCAACTTCGCTCGCGACGAGGAGATTGAGGGCGGCATCCCCTTTGCCATCACACTGAAACTGCACGAGTACATCGGCTACACCACCGACGGCACCGACCCCACGCCTCCGTAATCATCGAGATATCGGCCAGTGGAGAGCGGCGGGCCGCAAGATCCTAGTATAAAGGACTCGCCGCTCGCCACGACTGCTATATAGAAAGGTAGAACCCATGGGACAACGAATTGAAGGCCCGCTGGTGATCGCCGGGCGAGTGACCCCCGAGGCCCTCGACGTGCCCGACGGCTCGGTCGACAACGACGGAGTGAAGTCCGCTGCCGGCATCGCCGCCAGCAAACTCGAACACCAACATCAGCCCTGCTACTCGCAGGAGAGCGACACCACGGCGGCCGACGAGGATTGTGTGTTGCACGTCGTGTATGGCACCACGGGCAAGGTAACGGCCTTCTCGGCCGGCTGCGTGGTGGCCAATATCGGCGATAGCCAGGTGAGCGTCGATTTGCACAAGAACGGATCGAGCATGCTCACCGCCGCCATCGTGATCGACAGCGGTGACGCGGCTTATGCCGTGGTCGACGGTACGGTCGACCCGGCCAAGGAAGACGTCGTAGTAGACGACGTGCTCGAGGTGGTCGTGAGCGCCGTCCCCGGTACCGGCACGCTGGGCAAGGGAGTCTTTGCCCAGGCCGTGATTGAAGAAGACGCTGCCTGATCGGGCACGTATACCCACCGATAGAACCGAAGCGGAGAAAACATGAGAACGTTCAAGGATGCCGCCGAGCGAACGTGGGAGATCGCGGTCACGATCGGCGCGGCGAAACGAATCAAGGACAAGCTGGGCGTCGACCTGTTGCGGCTGGACAAGCCGGGTGCCGACGACGACATGCCGCTGCTTACCCGCCTGGGCGTCGACGAGTTGCTACTGGCGGAGATCATTTGCTGTTTGATCGGCGAGGATCAGTTCGCCAAGCAGGGAGTCACCGAGGAGCAGATCGCCGACGCCTTCGACGGCACTGCCGTGCTGGCAGCTCAAAAGGCGTTCTATGAGGAACTGATAGATTTTTTCCAGAAGCGCGGTCGGGAGTATCTCGCCAAGGCCATCAAGAAGCAACTGGCGACGATCGACGCGGCCGCGGCCAAGGCGGAGGCGATTCTGGACGAAGTGGATCCCGAGGAGATCAGTGGGAGAATATTTGGCGAATCGCCGGACAAATCGGCGTCGACCCCCGTCCGCTGACGATGCGGGAGCTTTTGTGGATGCAGGCCGGCCGCCGGCACGAACAGTGGGCACGCACGGCCAAGCTGTGCGAGATCATGTACGCCGTAAACGGCAAATCGGTCGACCCGCAGAAGTTCATGCCCGAGAGCGAGATCCCGCTGCCGGAAATGCCGGAAACTGAAGAAGAGTTTTTATCAGGGGCGAGGGATTAGGGGCCAGGGGCCAGGGACGCGCAAGCGGAAGATGACATTTCCGGAGACATACGGTGACGCGAGTTCCTGTTCCCCGACCCCTAACCCCCGACCCCTAATCCCTAACCCCTAGCCCCCAACCCCTCACATGCCCAATACGCAAGCGATCAAAGCCGGCCGCGCCTTCGTGGAGGTGTTTGCCGACAACACGAAGCTCAAGCAAGTGTTGCGGCAGACTGAAGGTCGCCTTAAGAACCTCGGAGGCAGCATTGCCCGCGTCGGTGTCGGCATGGCGGCCGCCGGCGCGTCCATCGTGGCGCCGTTGGCTGGTGCCGTGATGGCCGCATCGCGTATGGAAGAGACAATGAACAAGTTTAACGTCGTCTTCGGCGAAAACGCGGCAACCGTTAAGGCGTGGGGCGACGAGTTCGCCGGCCAAGTTGGACGTTCAAAGGAACAGATCGCCAGCTTCATGGCCGGCACTCAAGACCTCTTGGTTCCCATCGGTTTCGAGCCGGGCGCGGCCACGCAGATGAGCAAGGACCTCACGCAGTTGGCCATCGACCTGGCGTCCTTCAACAATATGGAAGATGCCGATGTGCTGCGCGATTTGCACGCCGCCTTGACTGGCTACGGCGTCATAGTTTCCGAGGCGGCCGTCAAACAGCAGTTGCTGAATCAGGGGCTCGATCCTGCCAAGGCCACCGAACAGCAGAAGGCCATGGCGAGGATGAACATCATCTTGGCCGGTACTACGGCCGCCCAGGGCGACGCGATGCGTTCTTCGGGAAGTTTCGCCAACCAAATGAAGGCGCTTAAGGCATCGATCAGCGATGCGGCCGTGGCTATCGGCACGGCCCTTCTGCCGGTCGTTACACCGCTTATTACCGGGATCGCCAATGCGATACAGGTAGCAGCTGGGTGGATCCAGCAGAACCTGGGGCTGATAAAGGTCATCGCCGCCGTGGGTGCCGGCGTGCTGATCTTCGGAACGATCCTGACTACAGTTGGCGGCGTGATTACTGCCATCGGCACGATCGTGGGCGCGATTTCCACGGTGATGACCGGCTTCGGCGTGGTGATGGGAGTCATACTTTCGCCCATCGGCCTGGTGGTTGCCGCCGTACTGACGCTGGGAGCGGCCCTGGCGTATGTCACCGGCGCCGGCGAGAAGTTCGTCAATTGGGCAAAAGGAAAATTTTCGGGCATGTTCAAGATGCCGGAAATGAAAGCCGCGGGCGTCGATAACTCCGAGGCCATGAAGGCCCTTGAGGACCTGAAGAAGATCAATCTCGATGCCCCCGAGCTGACGGCCGCCGTTGACGATAACACGGCCGCCACTGTCGATGCCGCCGACATGCAGGTCACCGCCGTGACCGGTCTCGAGGATACCTTGGGACAGGCGGCCGGCCCCGACCTGCAAAGCTCCGCCTGGGGCACGTTCAACGCGGCCGTGGTCGATCGATTCGGCGGGCGGGGCACCAACGATCGGGCGCTCAAAGCCGCCGAAAAAACCGCCAAGGGTGTCAACAAACTCGTTAGCCTGGCCGAAAAGGGCGGGCTGGCATTTTCATAAGGGAGATTCGCAGTGCCAGCCCCGATCGTAGTCAAGGAACTGTACGACAGCCGCGCCGGCGATCAGCAACAACAGACGCTTCGCTTCAAAGTGGCCGGTACCGACGACGACGCGGCCGTGTTCTCAGCCGTGGCCGACGAGTCCCCGCCGAAGCACAATGGCAAGGAGCGGAAGTCGATCGAGATCGAGCCCCAGGGGGCCGGCCTCTGGTTCGCCGAGGTCGAATACGAAGTGCCCGGCGTAAAAGAGCGGCCCGACCCCGAGGGTGGCAGCGAGACGCTGTACTTGCCCGAGGTTTCCTTCGACACCACCGGTGGAACCCATCACATCGAGCACTCGCTGCAGACGGTGGGCAAGTTCATGGAAAGCACGGGAGACACCGCGCCCGACTTCGGTGGCCTGGTGGGTGTCAACGATGGCGACGTGGCCGGCGTCGACGTGGTGGTGCCCAAGCTGGAATGGAGCGAGCGGCATTACTTCGTGCCCGGGGCCATCACCTTCCCGTACATCAAACTTCTAAGTGCCGCCACGGGAACCGTCAACAGCACGAAATGGCGAGGGTTCGACGCCGGCGAGGTCCTCTTCTTGGGCGCACGAGGCGAACGCAGCAAGCCGGAAATGTGGACCGTGGAGTTCGGCTTCGCCGCCATGCAGAACGTCGTGCACCCCAACTCCCTAAAAGTGGGCGACATCATCGTCGACACGAAGAAGGGCTGGCACCATCTGTGGGTACACTGCCGCGAGGAAGTCGACGAGTCGGCCACCGAGAAGAAGATCGTCAAGAAGCCCTATGCGGTCTACGTCGAGAAAGTCTACCCCGAGCAGTCGTTCTCCACGCTCAACCTGGCCACGCCAGTGATGGGACAATAACGGATGAAGAAGGTACTCCCAGGCGAGAAACTCGAAATCCCCGCGCCGACCTACAACGCCATGATCGAGGCGGCCAAGGCGGAGCAGGCCAGGAAAACTTCCGCGACCGGCGGCAAATCAAAATATACGCCGCCGGACACCGACGTGATCCTCGTGCAAAACGACTCCGGCACCGATCGCGAGCGGTTCGATATTCTCGGCGTCGACGACGTAGTGATCACCCCCACGGAAAACGCCGAGGAGTTCAAGTCGCGGGTGGCGCTCTCCTGTGTGGCCGCGGATCCGGCAACGCATCTAGGGCGCTTCGTGGTCCTGTTGGAGCCGATCGCCGACGGCAAGCTGGGCCGGGCCTCGATCTCCGGCGTGTGTCCCTGCCAGATCGACGTGATCGCCGCGGGGCACAAATACGCCGACATCAACCCCGACTCGAGCGATCGATACACGCTGACCAGCCGCCAGTTCGGCGGTGCCGAGATCCTCTGGAAAGAATCCGGCACCGGCAGCAAGTGGGCCGTGTTGCGAATCGGCTCGCCGAAGCTGTTTCGTCGCTTCGAGCTGAAGACCTCGCTGGCGATCGGCGGTACGGCCACGGCGCACCCGCTGGACTGGACCGGGGCGGCATACGCGGCCGACACGGCATCCGATAACGAGTTCACCGTTTACGATTCGCTGGGCAAGTTCCAGGGCTGGGCCCGTTCGGCCGGGGTTCGCGACGGTGCCCGCGGTTTGGCCATGTTCCACCACGACCGGGGCGTGTGGGAAATCGTTGCCATGCAGCACATCGCCCAGGCGATCAATTTCACGCTTACCGAAAACATGGGATATTCGACGACGGGCCTGGCATCCTGCTCGATCGACGATTACTACGATGGCGTCAACCCGGCCACGGTCGGCGTGACGCTGCAAGTGCACGACCCGCAGAACCTGCACCAGGGGGCCGCCTCGGGAGCCAAAGGAAAAGCACGCTGGGATGATCGCTCGCTGCAGTA